ACGAAATTCTAACCACGGTGACGGAGCGCGAGCGCAGTGTTTTTGCTGCGGTTTCGTCAGGGGACATTACGGCTACCGCTTATGTAGGCTTTATTGACCTCTCAAATACCAGCGATTTGCCGCACAGGCGGGACGCTCACGGATGCAGGCGGCAACACGTTCACGCCAGCAGTGGGCGATTTGGTCGTAAAATACACCCGATCCGCAGGCACTTATAGCGCCGCAGTTTCATGTTTTTACCACGGCGAGAGATCAGTTTAACACCAACCACAAAAGGGCTTCACCCATGCTAACACCACAACAAGCTAAAGCACTTCAGTTAACGCCGCGTATGGCGCGTATTGTCAACTATGTGCTTACCCGGTCTGCCGATGAGTTCGGCTTTCCGGTTTCGCTTGAGTTCCTGCAACGGAAGGTCAAGCGCGAAATCCACGTAAACTTGCGCGCCTGGTTCTCTGTTGCCATTCAAATTGTTGCTGACGACGAGTTCAGCGAACAAGACTATCGCCGCATCCTTGGCTATGAGCATCACAAGAGCGTATCAGAATCGCGCTATAAGGGGCGCCGCAAGTGGTCACAGCTCTACTGGCGCGGCTTTGCTGTGCGCTGGGACTTTGACCGTGTGGCAGTCCTTGACGCCATAGCAGCATAGGAGAGCGCCGTGATTACCAAACTATCGATAGCCGCCCTTAGTGCCGTCCGCCTGCTCATCATGGAGCCAGACGGTGAACTGATCACCGCTCGGGAAACCGCCCGCGCCACGCTCACAGATTCTGGGCAACGCTGGATTGTGGTTAACCAAAGCCGAATGGGCCCCGATATGGATCAGGTCATCCTGCACGAAATGGCGCATTTCGAGGCCTGGAAGCGCTACGGCAACAAAATCGAGATGCACGGGCCAGAGTTCCGCAAAGTGTGCCGCGAGTTTGTGACTCGCCGCGCAAGCCATTTCTGCAAAGCAGACTAACACCCCTACAGACAGAAGGAGAGAGATGATGCGAGGGGCTTACAAGCATCCGAAGCGGGTCAATTGGTTGAAGATCGAGACTGAGCGCAAATGGTGGCACAAACGCCTGCCGTCAATCACAGTTTTGCGACGTCCGGACCGGCTTGATTATCTGCCGAGCTGGTCGCGTGACAAACCGCCCTATGCGCGCATTCTAGCCTACTACTGGAACCCGAAGCAATGGATGATCAACACGCGCCCGAGGTGGCTGCTCAAGTTTGAACTGAGCCGAAATTTCGACAGATGGTCGGGCAGGCTCATCATGTTTGGGAGGGTCTGGTGGCAAGGCCCAAACTGGAAGTCAGCGGGCACCCACCGTTATAGGCCGTTCCAGAGACAATCATTTATCAACAAGCCTACCATCATGCAGATGCTGTTAGCTCATTTCGCAATCCGGATGCTTCAAAACATAATGGCGTTTGGGACGGTTGATTCGAGGGATATGGACTTAAACCGCGTTGGTCGCATAATCTCTGAGCCGCAAGAAGCGATGCCAGCAGCCTAGCCCCTAACCCTAGTGAGGAAGTGAGATGAGAGAACGACATAACGGATTAGAGGCTGTCCCCGTGATGAATCGATTCGGACTAATTCAGGGTGTCTATCTAGACGATGGGTCTGCTCCTGTGGGCAGCTATCTGGACAGATACAGACAAGGCACATTTCCCGGGTGGTTTGAGTTGCATGTAGCAAGCAAAGCCCCGGCTTTTCATGAGATAACAGTTCCAGCCGAGCCAGTTGAAACCACGGATCGGGTAAAGCTGAGTATCGTTTCCGCACAATTCGTGCGCGAAGAGATGAAGAAGCGACACACGCACATTTTGTGGCTCATGTTTGAAGGGGATAGCGTTCCAGAAGACTTGTGGACGCTCGGCGGCTTCATGAAATGGGATTTGAGCCAGCACGAATTACGCAGGTTTTAGAAACAAAAAACCCCCGGCACCACTTACAAGCGGAGTCCGGGGGCTACAGGATAACTCCAACCGGGGGGCTGGGGGGGCTGGTGGGTCCGGTGAAAGTTGCCCCTGCCCGACTAATATAGCCTCAACCGCCCACGTCTGCAACCAGCGTGGGCTTTGGGTTTGGCGGTTCAGGCAAAACAGCGTCCGTCTCCTGCAATCCCTGCAACGCATCGCCAGCCGCATTAACAAACATTGAAACCGCTTCGTCAGGCCGGATAGGCGCAGGCGCATAGCACCCCTCCTGCAGCGCGCCATACGTCATTAAAACGGTTTGTTCGTAGGCTAGCAGGTCTTCAGAGCATTCCCGGCCAAAGCAACCGTGTTGATAGGCCACTTGCGCCGCAACAGTGATTTTATCGCACCGGTAATCCTCTATGTAATGTGCATGCCGGTGCATCACGTAAGGCGTGTAGCCCGCCACCAGAACCGCGGCTATCCACGCTTTTGTTTTCCAGTGCCGCTTTGCAAAGCCGCCCACCGCCCAGAGCGGCGCACCGACCCATGCGGGAATTTCGTGCCGTTTGGCGGGTTGAGAGGCCCTTACTGCGCGCCGCATAGCGATTCCCAGGCCGCAGCGTCTGCAACATGCTCGTTGCGCTCTGGTTGAGTCATGGCGTTAAATGCCACTCGGGTTACCTTTTCAGGCTTCAGCGCCTCGCAGGCAGCGTCTCGCGTGATGATTTCGTTATCCTCGACCAGGCCCTCAATCGTCGAAGAGGACGGCGGCGAGGTGGTCTGGCACGCTGTCAGCGTCAGGATAGTTAGCGGCAATAGCAGCGGCGCGAGCCGCCTTTGCACGTTCAGTGATTTCTGCCCCATTGTCTCTTACCTCTTCTATGACTTCGATTTCCTTTTCACGGGCCTTAGCCCGCGCCTTGGAACTGCCTATTCTACGCTGATACGCATTGTTTGCGAACCAGATCAGGAGGATAACCCCCACTGTCAGGATAATTTGCGCCGCTTTGGATTGGCGCACGAAGTCGAAGGCGGCAAAAATCGGCGTCATTCTAGCAGCGTGTCGGCGTCCTCTTCGCCCCAGCGCTGAAGGTATTCACCCCAAATCCAGTAAATCACGGCCAATCCCAAACCGGCGAGCAACACATAACCAATTGTAGCGTTGCCGTAGGTGTTGGCAGCCTTCAGAACAGGCTCAACAGCGCCGATCTGGTCAGCCGCCATGCCCGCAATCGACACCGTGCCAACGGTGCCCGCAATCTTTTTGTTTGCAAACGCGTTGCCGCGCTTGGATTGGCTAACCTTTTTAGTCTTTATGTCGGCCTTGGCTTCGTCCGAAAGGTAAGGCACTTCACTTGCAGGGCGCACCTGCTTAACCGGACGCACCTTTTTCACAGGCACGACCTGCGGCGAGACTGGATCACCTCCCTTCGATTGAAGATCGCGAAGCTGGCCAGTGTTGAGCCAAGCGACTTTTTCGGAATCTGAGTACAAATGCCAGTCTGCAGGCAGCTCAGGCACGCTGGAAGGCTTAGGAGCGGGCTTAGGCGCTTCCTCTGTCACAACCGGGCTTGCGTCCAGCGCGTCGCGCCAAGAAGTCGATTGTTCCTGGATCATCACATCATAAAAATAATCTGCACCGCGCGTTGTCGTCATCTTGCCAAGCGCAATGTTGGCAGCATTCGCCGCAAAGGCCGGGTCGCGCTTCATGAACAAGAGCGCGGCATACATGCTGCGACGGTACAAACCCCGGAACAATTTGAACCATGCCACCCCTTTAGGCAGCTCTTTGCCGTCAGGGCCGCGCACAGGCTTGCCGTCAGGCCCGTTGCTTCCCCCGTGCATGGTATCGCCCTTCCAGAGCAAGAAAGCCGCTGCAGCATCCTCAAAACGCCCTTCACGTAGCTTTTCAACCACCGTGGAGCGAGCAAACGCCGTTTTGCCAATGTTCCAGCAAAGCAGACCCAGCCCGTCAAACATCATCGGAGTGACTTTAGAGTTCAGATCGCCAAGCACTTTCTCGACATGCGCAGCAAAGCTTTCCTTGCCGTCTGTGTAGAGCGCAACCGCCTCGTCAATCGTCCATGTCTGGCCTTCATAGACTGGCGTTCCGGCCGGGTTTGTGATCATGCCATTAGGGCCAGTCCAGACCCCGCCGCTGTCACGCTCTGCCGTGAGGATTATGCCGCCTGCGCGGCTCCCCTCAAAATGGGCTATGCCCTCTGCAAACCATTTTCCGAACTGTCGCGCCATTAGCCCGCCCCTATAATCGTAAACCTCTCTTCAGAATCGAGGTCTTGCCCGTAAACGCTTAGGGTTCCGTCTTCCAGAACCTCAAACGTCAGCTCGACATTAGCACTAGCCTTCGCTTGTGGCAAAATTGTTACGTGATGCTCGCCAACAAGCGTGTTTGTGCTGGCTTTTTTGTTCTGCCCCTGCAGCACCGCGATAGGAATTTCAGTCTGGTTTTTCTTCTGGTTGCTCAGGACGCGGGTTTCTTTCGTGCCTGCGTCTGCGCCCTTTGGAATAAACAAAATGAACTCATCGCGCGCCCCTGCAATGCCGTAAGCGTGCGCGCTGATCTGGTCATAGGTGCGCCGGTCAACCAGGCGCCCGTCCAGTTCAGCCGCCCGAATCGCAGCGCCGCGCGCAATTGCCGTGTCCGGGCTAATCGTGTCGCGGATCTTTGACGGGCTAAAATACTTCGACAGAGCCTCACGAATGGCCGGCACACGCGTCATACCGCCCACAAGCACAACATCTTGTACTTGCTCAGGCTGCACACCAGCGCTCTGCAAGGCGCTATCAACCAGGCCCATTGCCCGATCAATCAGGTCTTGCACCATGCCCTCAAATTGAGGCCGGGAGATTTCATACTTTACGTCCATAAAGCGCCCGTCTTCGGTATCTAGCGCGCCGTCTTCAATGAAAATCTTAACCTGGTCCGTGTCTGTTAGCTCTTTTTTGCCATCCTCTACAACTGGCCGCATTTTCAGCATGGAAATAGGCTTATCGCGCAAATCAATGCCCGTATCGCCTTTGAAGTTATCAACAATGTAACTCTCTATGCGGCGGTCAAAGTCGATGCCCCCGAGCCATTGTGACCCGTCCTTGCCTGTCGTGGTCAGCTTATCGGCGCCTGTGTCCATCAAGACAACGTCAAGCGTGCCGCCGCCCATATCAAACACCAGCACCCGGCGAAACTGGCCCTTGTCAAAGCTGTACGCAATCGCAGCGGCTTCAGGCTCGCTTAGCAGGGTGATCTTGTTGCGCTTCCATCCCGCCAGCTCTGCGGCCTGGTAGGTCGCTTCAATTTGGTCCGGAGAATAGCCCGCAGGAATCGTGATAACCGCGCCGCGTACCTTCTTGCCGATACGTCGCTCAGCCGCCGCCTTGATCGTTGACAGCACCTGCGCGGCCAGGACATGCGGGGCTATCGGGCCATCAGGACCGCGAAAGACGCTGTTAAGGTCTTCGTCCACGTCCATTTGTTCCTCTAGCGCTTCGCCTTCTGGCACCTTGCGGCCCATTTCGCGCTTAATGTTCGTAAACACATAGCGCGCCTCTTCCTTGCGCCCGCGTATCAGGCGCTTCAGGGCGCTCTGCCCCACAAGGTAAGAGCCATCTGTGTTGACCGCGACAACGCTAGGCATAGTGTTTTGCCCGCTCGCCGCTTCGATCACCAGCTCTTTGCCCGCGTCATTGTAGACGGCGCAAGAATTGGTTGTGCCAAAGTCGATTCCAATCAGATAGTCCATTAGCCCAACACCTTCACTTTAGGCGGGATCAGGATTTTAGACCCTTCCCGGCCTTTTTGGTTATGTTTGCGCGCGTCCGCCCCTAGCTCGCCGTTTAGCTGCGCCTTTGTCTTTTCTGGCGTATCGGCCCCTTGCCCATCCAGAGCGCTCTTTCGCGTCCCGGTAATCACGAACAACCACAAGCCAAGCGAGCGGCCACCTTCAGCAACCCAAAGCATAACCTCTATCCAAACGCCTGCCTGTCGGTTTTGCTTGGCCTGATCCGCGAACACCGCAGCTTGTATGGCTGCGTTATCCTCATCAGAGCTTTCGCTTTCCGGCTCATCCGTACCGATGATTCCAGAGCGCAACCGCACCGCCTGAGCGTTCAGGGTAGAAAGCTTGTTGCGGAGGTCTTCGCCCATAGAGCGCATAGCCCGCTCTGTTTCCGGACCAATCCGCCCATCTACCTGGTAGAAGTAATAACCGTTCGAAATAAGCATTTGCTGCATTTCTGCGATTTTCTCAGGGCTTTGCGCCTCTAACAGCCTTTGTTGCCGCTCAGCCTCGATAATGTCATCCTGCACGCCTGCCAGCATATCGGGTAGCGCCGTCTGCGCTGCGGCCTCGCGGGCATCCTGCGCCGTCGCGTCTTTGGTCTTAACGTCCGCCTTGGCCTCTAGGAGCGTGGCGTTTGTTTTCAGCTCGGGGAAAATCTCTTTAGCGGCAAACTTGCCATTTTGGACGCAGACCCAGGCAAGCCCGAAAAACACCACAACGCCAAGAAATAGACGCAGTCGCGTAGGTGCCACAAGCGCCCGCACAAGCGCCACAGCAGCCATCAGTTCAAGGCCCGCAAGCAGAACACCGAACGAGCCCGCCGCTAGGACGCCAAGCGCGGTTGTCGGCTCAGAGCGTGAAATTGCCCCGACCACATTAAACACCGCAAGCGCGAGAGTAATCGTAACCGTTCCCACAAAGGCAATTGCCTGTGTGACCTCTTCTTCGCTCTCAGAACGCAAAAACGGAATTGCCATGTCAGCCCCTTACAAATCTTGCACCCGGTCCACCGCCCGCCGCAGCTCGTGTGCCTCCGGACTGTCTTTGCCGAAAAACGTCAGGTAGGCACTCGCCGCCGCCGTTATCGCAATCAAAACACCCGTAACATAGCCGACCCACTTAAAGAATACCGCTAGGCGGCTTTCCCTTTGCTCGTCTTCGTAAGCGCGGATCGTCTCGACTTCCTCGCGCACAAGAGCGGGCAATTTTTCTGCTAGTTTCTTGTCAACGGCAGAATCAATAGCGCCGGGCAGGTTGGTTAGAATGTTCTGATTATTGCTTTCAACGCGCTCCATGGTCTGCCCCAGCACCCCGGAAGCAACGCGCTCTAGCTCGTCTTTGTCGGCTTTTTCTTTCAGGTCATTACGGTTTTCAACAAACATGTCTCGCATGCTTTTGAGAACAGCCCGCAATTCATCCCGCGAAATCATTGTCTAATCCAGCCCGACTAAGAAAACCCTGTCACCTACATCTAATCTATATTTGCGACCGTTCCAAACGCCTTTTGCCCCAGTTGTAGGAGAGGTCCAAGGCTCGCTTAACCGACCATATTGATCTAATGACCCTTCAGGAAAGGGCAGACCGTTTATAACACGCATGTCATTTTCAAAGAAATGGTGCCCTGTTTCGTAGCCCCAGTACTCTATATCCGTCTTTCCTATGTACAGCTCGCGGCGCCCGGCCAGAATGTCTCTATCGTAGCTTTCGCTCACTTCCTGCATGATCAGGCGCGACGGTTTCAGGAAAAATTCCTTTATAAACGCCTTGCCCGTATGCTGCCGGAACACCTCAAAAAACGGTTCTGACGCGTCTTGAGCGGCGAGGATCTTGTTATAAAGATCGTCAAACCTGACTAGCGCGTCATCGGACACAGGCTACCCCCTGAAACTGTAGAAAGCCGCTCGCAGCCGCTCGCGGCGCTGGTCTTCGTTGAAATTCAGCGCTTGTTTGGTTTGCTGCAGTTCCTCGTAATCAGCCAATAGGCGGGCATTCGTGGCGGCGTGGTCTTCGCCCTCTTGTGCCTCTTCATCTAGAAACGCGACGCTGAAGCTAAACGGCACCTCACGCTCATCGATCTTCTTCTTTACCTCTTTCAGCGCTTCAGTCACCTCGTCAGGCGCGCCAGCCTCTTCAGCCTTAAGCGTCTGGTTTTCAGCCATGACCGTTTCAATCTCTTGAACGCCCTGATCTACCAGGTTGCGCAGGCGGGCATTGTCGGCCTCTAGCGCTTCCAGCTTGTCTAGCGTCGATTGGCGGTCAACCTCTTCAATCCGTGTGACCTGCTCTACAACAGGTTCAGCCTCGCGGACCTCAACACGCGGCGCGGGCGCTGCAGGCACCACAGGCACCCCGCCCACGTCCTTCAGGACATTGTTAAGAATGTTGCGGGCATCAGTAATGCGCTGAACGATGTAGCTATAACCCGTGCCCTCCAGGTCATTGCCCAGCTCGTCCGGGTTAGCCGCCGCTGCAACAACATCGTCGCACTCTTTGGCTGCGGCCTGCATTGCAGCAATGGCCTCTTTGGTTTCAATCTGCAGGCTCATGATTTGCCCCTTTCTTTCTAAACTGATCCGCCACCGTTTATGGTGACCGACCCACTTGCGACAACCGCCGCACTATCGTCCCGAATCTCCATGGTCAGCGTAGCGCCCCCGTTCACGCCGACATTCCAAACCCGAGTGGTTCCAAGGTCCAACCAGGTGCCGGTCGTGCCACTGTCAAGCGAGCCAGCCGCCAGGGTTGCTCGCACGTCGTATGTGCTATCGGCCCCGCCGTTTGGCGTAATCCAGCTGCCTTGCTGCACCTCAATGCTGGGACCGCCTACATAGATCGTTCCGTCAGAGCGGAACTCCAAGTCACAAGCGTTGCCAACTGGCGCGGTATAAGTACCGGCTGCGACATCGAAAGTGTATCCGGCGAATAACCCCGTCAAAATTCCTGCCGTTACAACCATCAGGAAACGTCCCCTGTGACATAGCAGACCGTCGCAGATTGAAACCAGATCACAGCCAAGCCACGCGCCGCAAGCGTACAGGACGCTACGTTAGTTCCGTTTACATACATGGACAGGCCAGAGCCCCGCGTGATGGTCCGAGACGCACCGCCAGAGTTTAGCGGCCCGATTGTGTCTTGCGCTGACCCAATCGTGCTCGGAATGGTAATGTCGCCAGAAAGATTAATGCCCGCATTAATGTTACTTGACGTCAGGGTTCCGGTTGAGGCGCCATCAACGGGCACTTTTGAGCGCACTGAAGTGGCTGTAAAAGCGCCGTTCGCGGTTACATCATTAGTTGAGTAATTTATAATGAATGTTGGACTGGCATCTAGTGAGCCCCCTCCGCCAAACTGCCACTCAGGCCCGTCAACGTTCAGCTGGTTGATAGAATCCCCGGACTTGCCCCGCGCCCACAGAATACCGGTAAGCTCGCCCGTCCCGGAATTAGTGCCCGTTACGTCAAGCCATGCCCCCATAGATGCATTCACATCTATTCCCCCGTCCGCAGATGTGACGCCTGTTGCCGTCAGTGTCCCAAAGCTAGCATCATCACCGGAACCATACGCGCCAAGGTTTGACCGCGCCGTAGAGGCATCGCTTGCGCCCGTACCGCCATTGGCAACCGCCAAATCGGTTCCCGACCAATCATCGTTATTGACGCTCGACTGAGTGGCCAAGCCATTAAGCCCTAAATTGCTCCGCGCTGTCGCGGCGCTCGCAACGTCTGACAGGTTGTTAGCCGCGACCAGATCGCCCGAGCCAGTTCCGGCGCCTATCGTAGTCCGCACCGCTGCGGCGTCCGCATCATCCAAAATCGTTCGCGCAAAGGCGCTCAGGTCTGCAACCGCATAAGTGTCTGACGCAGTTGCATAGATCATTTTATTCGCAGCGGTTGTAAGCCCGGCAATCGATGCAAGGCCCGCATCATAGGCTTGCACGTCCGTTCCAATCGCAAGGCCCAGATTGGTGCGGGCATCGCTTGCGGTGGTTGCGCCCGTCCCGCCCTTGACAACAGGGCGCGCCGTATTGAGCACCGACTCAATGTCAGAAGTGATAGAGTTAAACTTTGTAGAGCTGATCGTTGCCCCAGATACCGCCGCCGTGTTTGCGGGCAGCGAGTATTCGCCCGAACCGTTGCGCGCCATAGCCGCCCCTTAATCCATATGCGAAGCCCGCGCGCAGTGTAACCAATTTGCAGAAATACACAATTCGAAGAAAATTTGCAGAAAGGTGTTGACTTATGTGTTCCTACTTGGCACATAAAGGAACGGCGGAAGTGGGCTTCAATCATCTTCCGCCGAACCTAGCCGCTAAACGGAGACTAACCCATGGCGACCAAGAAACGAACTACCACACGAAAAGGGCCGAAAAAAGCCCCTGCGTTCGTAATCGCACATACTATTGTTGTCAGCGTTTGCGCGCTGATCGCGGGCGCTACAGCAGTCGGCGCGGCCATGTGGACGCAGGCCCTTGGCCTTAGCGGATCGCTGGCAATTGCTGCGGCGGTCTTTGCGGGCGCGCTGGCCTTCCTTCTGGACATGGTGCCAGTTGCTTTTGCCCCTGTATGGGCACGCGCTGGCTGGAAACTGATGCTTCCGGGCCTTTTCCTTCTGGCAGGCTTCATGCTCGTCGGGAGCGCGTTGCAGGTCAATTCTGTTGTCACATTCGACGCGGCGCAAAAGGCTGACCAGATCCAGCAGGCAACCAACCGCTACAACACTGCGGTGCACAAGCTGGACAGCATCCTGTTGCCAGAGCGCGATTGCCTCTGCCCTCAGACGCGCCGCGCTGACGTTGTTCAGTATGACGCCAAGCGAAAAACGCCAATGCTCGACAAAATCAACGCAGAGCGTGAGATTGCAGAGCTACGCGAAACCACGCTTCCAGTTATGGAAATCGGCATCGCGGCAATGATTTACCAGATTGTTGCCTTTCTGATACGTTCCATGATCAGTGCGGTTTCGGCGCGTATTCAGACGCGCTATAATCAAGAGTTTGCTGCAGAGGAAAAAGCTCGCAAGCGCAAGTCGCCTGCAAAGCAGCCTAAGCCAGCTAAGGGGGGAATGCGGGGAAACCGCCCAAGCCTCCGCCTGGTTGCAGCGAATGACGTGTAGGTCTCTCTAAGCACACGTCATAACAGGCCCGCAGAGGCCGAACAGTGAACTGCCCGCCTTGATTCCCCTTGGCGGGCTTTTCTTATGACCCGTTTCGCTTCGCCCAATGCTCAGCCGCGAGTCGGTTGCGCTCCGATTCGGCTTGCGGCGCGGCGTACTCGTCAGAGTATTCCTGCCGCTTGGCCTTCATTGCGGCCTTGCGCATAGCGCGCTGAAAAGCGCGGTGATTATGCTTGAAGTCCATATCAGACAATTGCGCGTCACTTGCCGCCATCCATTCAGGACTAGGCCCGATCCCCAGCTCTTGCGGCGACATGCCCATTGTGGGCACCGCCTGCATTCCCAGCTCAGGGCTATTATTCATCGCCATTGCCTGCAAAAGCGCGGCGCCGTCCGTTCCCTCGACCGGGCCGCGACCTGCCATAACCGCGTCTATAGGCCGTTGCGGCATAGACAGGCCGTTATAAGCCTCGCCTAGCCCCATTGCGCCCGCTTCCATCAAAGCGCCCGCCTGGTTGCCCAATGTCCCCGCCTGCGCCTTGCGCTCGTCCAGGTGCATCTGCATCGCCCGTGCCATTTCCTGCGCTCGATCCGGTCCCATTAGCGCCCTCCCAGCATCGCGCGAGCCATTGCAGCGCGCTTTTCTTCATCTGTTCCTAGCATGTTCAGCGCCTGTTCCTCGGATTGTTCACCTTCAGTTAGCGACATTCCGATAGCGGCGCCCCCCGGAATCATCCCAAGCCCAAAGTCCACCACCTCGCCACGCCCGCGCATGGTTTGCCTCATTTTTGACAGTGCCACGCCAACAGCCTGCGGCGTCGTATCCCGGCCTCCATGGACAACGTCTTTGCCGTAAACCTGATTAACGCGGTCAGCGATAGCATTGTTACTTAACCCCTGACGCTTCAAGGCAAGCATCATTTGCCCTTTTTCGCCCCGCGCCCCGATCGCGCTAACGCTAGGCACCACATCGACAGCATATCCCGCCTTACGCAACTTGTGGTAGGTCACAGAAACTTGGTTCTTACTCACCATCATCTCGTCCGCAATTTCCGCGCGCGTCCAAGGCCTATTGGTTTCAGGGTTTATCGACGTAGCCAGCTCGTAAATCTTGCCAATTGTGGTTGGCGTGCCGTCCTTTAACTGCATCTGAATGCCGCTTCCTTGCGTGCCGGGCTCGGGCATTTCGGCTCTTACGCCGGGCTTGCTCCTGTTAAACGCAGGCAACCCATTTTGAACGGGGTCATCTTCATCAAGCATCGCCTGATATGAGTCTAGCTCCATCTCGTAGGCTTCGCCTTGCCCCTTACGGTAGGTCTTAAGGCCCATGCGCTCATTTTCCAGCGCCCGGTTTAGGTCGTTCACGTCAACTATGTCGAACCCGTCTTGCTGCAGACTGCGCACCATCGCCTCCGGTGTCTCCGCGTCGATTGCGTCAACAGCTTGCATAAGGCTTTGAGGTTCACGAGGTCCGCCGCCCATGCCCTCTTCCGGAACAGGAGGCGTTACTGGCTCCGGTGGCGGTTGACGCCGTCCAAATGTCGGCGCTTTGGGCGCAATCTTCGGCGCGTTCATGGCCTCTGCCATGCTGCTAGGCGTCGTTGTCGGCGGCTCGCCGCGTGACGCCTGCTCAATCCCCTCTTGAAGCGAACGCGGCTGACGCCCTGCGCCCGCACCCGGTAACTGGTCAGCAGACGGCGTAAATCGATTTTCTGGAAAGCCCTCTTCGATGCGCCGCGTGTCCAGTCCGCGCGGCGGGTTGAGTTGCCGCTTAACGCGCATTCCTTCAGTAGACACGCCCAGCTTGCTCCACCCCTCAGAAAGGACACGCCCCAAGCGTTGCACACCCGGCATACGGCCCACACCGCCAAAGCTTTCATTGATCGCGCGGCGTATGTCGATTGTGGTGTTAGACGTGTTGCGCGCGCCTTCTGGCGGAATCATGCTATCGACAACCGACCGGAAACGCCGCAATTGCTGATACTGTTGATCGTCAAACAGAAGTTGCGCAAAGCTTTGATTCTTGTTTAACAGCAATTCGTCTAGCGTATCGCGCATAACTTTTGGGTTGAAAGTCTTTTCAGTCTGGCGGAACAGCTTTTTGATGTAAGCGTCTTGCAAGTCTGCCCACGCTTCGGGATCATCCGCCAGCGCTTCCTTCAACTGCAGCAAAACTCCATAGTTTTTATCATTCGCAAGCTTGGAGCCGCCCAAAACAAGGTTAATCACCTGCTCAGGCGTGGCGTTGTTTTCAACAATGGTTTCAAAAACTTTGTTTGCGCCCCAGTCGCGCTCGAATTTGGCATGCAACGACCGCGCGTTTTTGTATGCGTCAATAAATTGGCTATCCCCTTGAAACAGGGATTTGGTCACGGCGTCGTCAATCGCCTCGTCAAAGGCGCTTTTGACAGACAGGATTGCCCGCGCGTCTTGCTTGTTTGCCTTATCAATCAGCCGGTTAAGGTTTTGGCGGTTGTACTCGATCATTTGAAAATCAAGCGGCCCGCTATTATTAGCCGCCATATCGTCAATCATGCGGACGGCACTAAGGAAGCCAGGGAATTTTTCTTTAGCAACAACGCCGCGCTCTAGCTGGTCTAGAAGTAAGTTGTTATCTTGCGACATGCGGCCCCGGACAGCTTGAGGCATACCGGAAACGCCCTCTTCTGTCATCTTGGCGCCGTAAGATGCGGCCTCGTCGTATGCGTCTTGCACAGCCTTGCGCTGTTGCCCGGTGCGCTCCACCACGGCGGCACCAAAATCACTTGCGGCCTGGTTAGCGCTTCGCGAAGGATCAGCCCCGCCAAGCGACCGAGCAGCCATCAGCGTGTCGCGCTCTTGATCGTTGAACGCGTCTCGCGCTGCGCGGTTTGCAGATTCTGATTTGAGCGCACCTTTTCGCGCATTGTCCTCTTGTCCAAAGAGCTTTGGATCTCGCGTTATCTGCCCCTCTGTCAGAGTTATGCCAAACTCTTCGTCTGCAACGCGTTGGATCGTATCTGCGCCAGACCACACATTAGCTTGTCTTTGCGTTTCACGCGCTCCGCTCTTGCCAATCGCCCCCATAAGGTTACCCACAACCGCACCGCCCGCAGCGTTAGCTGAACGGTTTAGCAGCCCGTCGCCTTCGGTAAACGGATCGTTAAACGCATAAGCGCCCCCCTCAATCATAGAGATCCCGCGCGGCCCTAAACCAATCTTGCCAAGCCCTGAATAAAGGCTTGTCATTGACGGAATACCGCCACCCAGCTCCAAGGCCATCGCTCCAATCGGACTATCTTCGTAAGCTTGCGAGTAATACTGGTTTACCACGTCGCGCACTTCGCCGCCGTCCATCCCCATTAGCGATGCCATGCCGCCTACTAGCTCGTCGCCTGCGCCCATGGTTGCGCCGCGCTGCATCAGAATAGGCGCTTGCTGGTCAGCGTCGGAAAAATCCATGTAATCCATAAATGTCGCATCTGGATCATAGGTCCGAGGGTCAACGTAGTTTTCGCCCATGACAGGATCAGAAGCGCCCATAATGACGGGATTGTTTGCCGGATCTCGGACAACCGCATCACGCGCACCCTTGCGTGCATTCAGGTCTTGCGCCTCAACGTCTTGTATATCACGAACCGCCCGGTCCGCCTGTTGCAACACCTCACCCGTGCGAGCGGCTGGATTTTCAGCGGGCGCAGGCGTGACGTTTATACCCGGCGTTTGCGCGTATTCGCCATTCTTGAGCGCAAGCGCAAGGCGTTTCGCGGCGTCAGTGTCGCCTGCGGCATCAGCGTTAATTAGCGCTTCTTCTAGCTGGTCGCGGGTAGGCTCCGGCATTAGTCGCCCCTTGTGTACTTATCCACCAAGCCCTCTACCTCTGTGCGAGCGCCCTCGCGGCGCTGCACATACTCTCCCGCAGTGGGATAGTCAGACTCAAAGGCTTGCTGGAACCGCTCTTGACGCCCTGCCATGAACGTATCTAGCCGCTCCAGGTTATACATCAAGATTTCCGGGTTGCGGCTCTGTTCAATGTCGCCAAGCAAAGCCTGCAAGAATGCAATTTCACGCTCTGAAACCTGACCCAATGCGCCGCCAGTCGGAGAGGCTTCGCGCATCGCCTGCAGCTCGCCAAAGCCTACATTCGCCTGCAGCGTAGACAGGAAGCTTTGCATAGAGCCTGCCTCTGTCGAGCCGCCAAAGATTGGAATGTCCGCCATAGCGGCATACGCACCGACTGATTTTTGGTTTGGATCAACAGAGCGCTCGCCCGTCTCTTCGTCCACAATCGTAAACATGTCGAGCGCGCGGTTAATGTCATCAGACACCAACTCGTTTTTCGCCTTCAGATCGTTAAACTTGAGCGCCGCAGCGTTCAGACCCTTTTGCTGTGCATTAGGTGACACGCGCGCATAGCCGTTCGCGTCAAACACGAGTGACGGGTCTTTACCCTTGCTCTGCGGCGGGTCTAGCAGGCTTGCCGCCTGTGCAGGTCCGCCAATCTCTACAGAGCCGTCAGCATTGACCTTGATGCCAGCACGCGGCGGCGTAGCAACGCGGCGTGTCTTGCCTGTCAGCGTAGAGCGCTCATACATGCCGGGCATACCTTCAGGGGCAGCAACAGGCTCAAAGCGCTCTTGCGGCGCTTCAGGGTCGCGCAGGTCTTGCTGCACTTCCAGCGAGTCCCGGTCAACAATCTGGTCATTGACTACAAACGGGTCACGCCCCGCCGCGTCGGCTTGCGCCTTCATGGTCGCTTTCAGGTACTCTTCCGGATCAATCTGCGCCATAGCGACTTGTTGCGGCGTGGCTTCGGGCCCGGCCATCATGCGCGCCATGTCTGCAAACTTGTCTTTCTGCGCCTGCGCCGTTGCAGCCTCTTGCTGTGCGTACTCTTCTTCGCGGCCCTCAACACGGTTCAGGCCCTGACGGCCAACAAAGGCATTCGCCAAGCGCGCCAAGCCGCCTGTAAAGTTGGTAGGGCTGTAATCCATGCCCGTTTGCAGCATGCCCTGATAGTAAGCCGAATCCCGGTCTAGCTTGTCGTAATTAGGCCCAGCGCTCGCAGACGTAGGCAGGCCCATCGCTTCCGCCATAGCCTCTTTCTCTGCTTTGCGCGGGTCTTCATAGCCTGTGTAGCCTTGATAGCCGCCGCCCGGGATTGAGTGATTATTCATATCAGCCCCCACCAAACAGCCAAGGCGAGCCAAGCGCCGCACCGCCCAATCCAAACAGTCCGCCCATCATGGCCTGGTTCTGTTGGTTTTGCGCGTTCCATGCGCCCATTTGGTTATTGTAACCCTGCTGCGTGATGCCCGCTATGTCTGTCGTTGGCATCGCATAAGGCTGCGCCATCGCGAAATTAGGTGTCTGCACCTGACTTCCCGACATAAGCGCCGCAATCTCGTTAATCGGCCTCGACCGCAACCAAGCTTGCTCGTCCAGCTCACTGGCGCGGGCGCGGTCCTGATCATCTGCCAGAATACGCGATTCGTTGAAGTTGGCGTTAGCGTTGCGGTCAGCCCGGTCAGCTACGGCCATCTCATTGCCAAAGCCTTGCTGTGCAATGTTATTGTTATAGGCAAGCTGGTCAGAGCCCATGCCAAACAGCAAAGACTCTGCCTGATTACCAAACGCCGCCTCATCGCGAGACATGCCGGTCATACGCTCAGTAAAGTCTAGTCCCGCACCCATAGCCGCCAAGCGCCGATCGTCTACAGAGCGGTCAAAGTCTTCCATTGCGCGGCTATACATCTCCGAGCCTTCAACAATGCCCTGATTGCGAAGCTGTGAGCGTAGCGCTTCCATGTCCTTGCCGCGCTGCTCATCCAGGCGACCAAACAGCATGTCTTCATATTCTTGCTGCTTGCCTGAAAAGTCGTTTTCGTAGCCCGTCGCAATGTTAGGCAATCCCCGCGAGTCCAGAGCGAGGCCCGGTGCATCCGGTCCCGCTCCGTACTCTACTGGCCCCATGCCCGTTCGGTCTGCCCGTGGCGTAATGCCGTCAAGGCTAAAATCGTCGCCAAGCCATTCGTCAGCCCGGTTTGCTGCGTTCAGGCCAAGCTGCCCGAGCGCAATGTTTGACTGATTGTCGAGGTCGCGCAGTTGCTGCGCTTCTTCGCTAAGCGTCGTTGTCGCCGTAAAGCGCGGAATTGTGTAGGTCTGCCCGCTATTAGGGTCGCGCCACTGGAAAGAATCTGTCTGGTCATAGGTCAGCGAGCCGTCAGGCCCAACCTGGTTAACCTGCCCCATCATCGTGTTAGCGATAGACGTGCTTACGTTTTGCCCCGTCTGCGCTGCGGCGGTGTCCTGCGGATCAGGCGGCGCGGGAGGATCGGATTTCTTGCCCATTATTGGCCCCTAAGTAGAAACGGCTGTCTTTCCAGTCGTCGTCTGTCAGCGTCCACACCACACCGTCAGAGTCACGACCTAAGAGCCGTGGAATGTCAAACCGCTGAAACCCGAAAGCGGCTAACTGGCGATGCAGCGTAACATTGTCCGCCGCGTTTCTTGTTACCACCATTTGCACATTTGCAAAGGCGTATGCGAATAGTTCCTGCAACAGGCGACGTGTCATCCAGCGCTTGGAGATCGATGCGCCGCTAAATTCCAGCGTCCCGCACTCAGGGTTGTAATTGTGCCAGATCCAGCCAGCGACCAAATTACCCTCATTGTTGATAACGCCAATCGCAGCGGTAGAAGCAGGCGTGAAATCCTCGTCAATGCGTGCGTTAACGAAGTCGCAAACCGCCTGCTCGTGCCCGTAAAGTAGCTTCATATCACATCAGCCCCGCGATAACCCCTTAGCTGAGACTTCACAATCTCTGCGTCTGGCGGGAATGTTACACCAAACGTCATCAAAATGCGAGGCGCTAACGTATCACCCTCACCTGTGACCCCGCGCCACTTGATCCGAACGCTCGCAGCACCCTCCCCGTCCCATGTCGCCGTATCCCACAGCCCGCTATCCCAAACGTCCGTATTGACGTTAGCCGGACTATCCGGCGCCGCTGCCGTGTCGATCAGGTAATCCGTCTCAACCAGGACTTTAGGAATAAAGTTATTCGATGCACGGAAGGTTGCCCGCATCCATTGCGCCGTGTTGGTAGCCGTGTCGCCCGTAGGGTTCACAAACGGCCCGACATAATCGCAAGTGTAGTTTGAGCCATTGTCAGAGCCGCCATTTTCGGCCTGGTAAATGTTGCCGTCGCCGTCGCCCCAATACATCTGCCCATTAAGGACCGTGCCGCAGTGCATGTCCATTGTCACCGTTGACCATGCGCCCGTGAGCTGGTGGACCACAAGCCCCTTGTCTTCACTAGATGCACCGGGAGACGGCGTGCAAATGTAAGCAAGGTTCTTGCGGTCCCAGCGCACCACATCCCATGGCGTGCCTGCGCGTTCTTCTACCTCGTCTAGCCATGTCGGCTCAATCCGATCGCTCACTGATACCAGCTTCAGCGCGGCGCGGTCTTTGCTAATCGCTTGGCTAATCGGGACAAAGCCGTCCTCTGTTGCAACAACAAAGTCGCCGCCCGCCTTCATCCATGCATTCTTACCCAGAGGCGGCGCAATCTCGTAGCGCCCAACAAGCGACCAGTCAGAAGCTGGGTCTGTGCCTTCGTAAATCGCCACCTCGCCAAGGCTGGATATAAACACACACTTGTCGTCAACACCGTCGCCAGCATCAAGCGACCAGGTGCCGCCCATGAACAAGGAGCCGCCCTTCTGGAAGATGCCCGCAAGGCTTAGGCTCGTCACCGTGCCAGACTTCAGGCCCACGCCCAGATACCATGCTTTCATGGTGTCGGCTTCAACGAAAAAGAGACGGCCTTTATATGACCAGACATGCGACAGGTTAGACGTTGTCAGGCCAGAGCCGCTAATCGAGCTGTTGCTCCAGCTTGACCCGTCAAACTCTTGCGGCGTGTCAGCGCCATTGACCCCGACAAGGAAATCGCCGCCCGACGTCTCAACCTGGACGAATGACCAGTAACCGCTTGTGAGAGATCCAACCGCAGCCGTTGGCGTAACGTCCGGGTCTGCAACCGTTGTAATGTCGTAAATGCCGTTATCCTGCGCCGCAAACAGCTTTTCAGATGCGCCGCTTTGATAGGTGAACATGGCTTTGCATGTTGCCCCCACTTGCGCGTATTTGGCATTGCCGCCGCGCACCTTGGCGCCTTGGCGTGTCGGGAGGTAGTTTTCCAGCTTGCTCGCTGAATTAGGCATCATGCGCCCAATGTCAGCAAGGTTCATATTGGTGATCAGGCCAGCACTAGGTGCCATGACCTCATTTGCCCATGTGCGAGACTGTGTAGAGCCACCGCTTGCAGGGCGCCGGCCCATTGTCTGGGATAGAGCCCTACGCATCGCTTACGGCTTCCGGGTAGGAAAGCTTCACACCGCGACCAATACGCGGCTTAGAGCGATACACCTTTTTAGGCTCCTTTCCGATCAATACAGCTTTGCGCTTCTCATAGTCGGCCATCTCTTCGGCGTATGGCTGGCCTTTGTTCTGGCGATACTTGTAAGCTGCGCCCAGAATCAGGGCGTCATCATCAAGCCGGAACGTGTCATCATCCGCAGCGATCGCGTTCTTTGTCGTCGTGGCGTCCGTATCGAGCCATAACAAGTCGCTCATATACCAGTATTTGCCCGTGATCGCGCTGCCCAGAGCGGGCTTGGTGTGAATAAGATCCTGATAGATCGTCCAGACATTCACCACAAAGTCATAAGACTGCACGTCATAGCGCAGCCAGTCATCAGGGTTTTCAACAAAGGTTAGCGCCGTCTGAAATTCGCTTGTATACATCTGCACATCAGCCATAACGTGCAGGAAGTCGCTCGGGAGGCTGTGCGTAAGCGTCGAGCCATCCCCGGTAATCGTGGCGATCTTGCGTAGCAATTGCCACTCATGGATCTGCGCAAGATCTAAAGCCGCGTCCTTGATTGCGCGCAGAAGCTCAACGTCTTCGCGATTGGTAGAGCCAAAAACCGCAGTCGGCTGGCTAATACCAATCTTAAGAGCAACCTCTTTGCCAATCTCAAGGACGGTTAGGGCCATCAGGCAGCAACCTCACTATTCAGTTCGCGTGCTGTCGCAAGCAGTGTCTCAAGGGACGGCTGACCTTTGACGGCGTGACCGGACTTCGCCTTGATCCAGGCGCGTAGCTCTGTCTTGTCCATCCCGGCAAAGTCATCGTCAGAGGTGACGGTTTCCGGTTCTGACGCCGTTTCCGGCGCTGGGGCAGGTGCGGGCGCGGTATTGCCCTTGAGGGCTTCCAACTCGCGTTTGAGCTGTTCAACCTCGCTAAGCAGCTCTTTTGCGTCGGTCTTGCTCGCAACCATCTCTTGTGCGCGCTCGATCCAATCCGAAGCGTGCGGCCCAATCGCCTTGCGAGCGCTTTCGCTCGCGGTCGCCAATTGCTCAACAGACAGGATTTTAAGCCCCTTCAAAGACTCAACCTGCCCTTTGCTGAGGAACGGCGCCTCTTCAATCTTCGTGCCAAGCACAAGTTGACCGCCGCCGTTCGCTTTCCAGTGATCGTAGTGTTTATTAAACTTTTCGGCGTAGGTGATAAACCCGCCGCGCGAGCCGTCTGATAGCTGCGCCTGCATGCACGGCTGGTGCGCGCGCTGGTGCATCGTGTCTTTCATGCCGGGGAAACGGATCTCAACCATTTCAATGTCATCAAAGACTTCTGCGGCCTTCGGGTTGTCCTTGCGCGCCTCTGCGGTCTTCCGCTTGTTCAGCTTCGTGCCGTTGTAAAAAATGATGTCCAAGTGGGCGTAAAGCTCGTCATATGATTCTGACATTAGCTAATCTCCTTCTTGTGCAGGCGCTCCCGCAGCGCGAAACCTTCCGCAGGCCAAACCTCGCGAATAGCGTCCTCATATGCGAACTTCCGGCCAAGGTCAGGATTAAAGTTTTCGGGGTCTGCTGGCGCGGCTTTTCCGACAAACACAAAACCATTTTCGTAATGAACAATAGCTATTGTCATTGTCGGCAAGCTCTCAGGGTGGATGTACTCCACGTTCTTGATGCGCGACTTAATGTAATCAAGCGAAACGCGGTTGGGCGTCTTTTGAACGGCTTGGGATTCGCGGTCGGTTACTTCCAGTGATGAGGCTGTCATGGTGTTCTCCTGTGTGACAGTTGTTGGGGAAAGGGGCGAGCCGAAACCCGCCCCGATCAATTAGCCTTATGCGGCGGTTGCATCATCCATAAACGGATACTGAATTTCAAACTCAGCAAGGCCGGTTGATGGTGTATCAACCGCAGACGCGCCTTTTGCGTTTTTAACGCGGTCCCCGGCAACAACAGCGTCGTCAATGCTTCCCGCCGTAGCGGTCGCATAAACAAGGCCATCATCCGCATAGCTCGCAAGAGCCTTGCCAACCGCTTTGCCGTAGATTTGATACCAGCCGTACTCACTCGCGACACTGGCCGACATTGCAACGGCAACAGGGCCAATTGCGTTCGCGGCAAGAAGCGCTGTAGTGTTGTCATCTTGGTTGAATGTCACCCAAGAACCGACCGCCGTTGACGCAACGCCTTTCAAGTAAATGAACTCGCCCACGCCATAAGTATCGTCGTGGCAGCGCATGCGCTCTCCAAGCCGATGGCGCTGAACAGTTTCATTGTCCTCGATTGCTTGCCCCAACAGGGTGTTCTCTGCAGGTCCAAAAGCCATTTGTTTAATCCTTTCTCAGTTTTCCCGCACCCATTAGGACGCGGTGTCGCTGTCGTGAATCTTCGCCTGGTGAAGCGGGTTAAACAGCGTCAGGTTGCCATAGAAACCGATGTGTTGAACAACGGCGTCCTGGTTAACTGGCGTCTGCATCCCACCAAACTCGGTGAAGTTTCGGCTTGGGTGATAACGCATGCGGATGCCTTCCATGTCGAGCATGTAGGAGACATCAGACGGCATAGCCGTACCAATTCCGCCCTCAAGCATGACAGGGATAGACTTGCCTGCGCCGTGGAACTCCAGATTCGCAAAGCCCAGCTTACCAAGGCTGTTCTCGTTCTGGATACGCTGAATTGCTTCAAGCGCCGAAGAATAGGCGCTGAAATGCTCCTCAGCCGCCGCGATACAGTTAGGCCCACGCTTGTTGCGAGAACGCTGGATAACAACCGTGCGGTAGATTTCCTGCGCCGTCGTAGACGTGAACTGCGTAATGCCGGTGAAGTCGGCATCAATGTCGAACTCTGACGTTCGCCAAATGGCGTTTGCAGAGCGGTCGATACCGCCATAAGTCCCGGTATTCGCAACCGTAGGCAGTGCCGCTTGCAAACCGCCGATTTGGTTTGTTTCGGTGCCGTCTGAGTGAATGTCTTCAACAATCCGGTCCTGGATCTCATTCTCAGCCGCAGTAATTTTCTGCGCCATAATGTCGAGAATTTGAGCATCGCCGGAATTGTCCAACAGGTCATTCCCCGCAAGCACAACGGAAACCGCTGATTGCTTCGGATCAAACACCGCGTCAGAAAACATCTCTTTGCGTTTTGGGTTCAGGTACTGCAGCCCGCTATAGCGCGTGAATGTGCCGCTTTCGGCCCACAACAAACGCTCACGGATTTCAGGCCCGCTATATTCTTTCCACCCGCCTTTTTCCTTCAGCATATAAAGGATGGCGTTGGAATTGCTCACCAAGTCTACATAGCCTGGCGAGCGCTCCGCAAGTGCAAGAGAAAGCGTCTCTTGCAAATCTGTGCGGCTTACAATCTGTGTCATTTAGATCGCTCCGGTTAGGTTACCGGCCTCGACGCTTGCGCATAGCGCGTTTTACTGCCTCTTCAGCCGACTCTGCAGGCTTTTCCGTCTTGGCAATGCTGCCAGACTGCGAACCTGCGCTAAGTGTAGCCTCGGCGGTTTCAGCGCTCTTAGCTTTCTCTTCGGCTTCGGTTTCAGCGCTTGCCGTAGATTCTTTACGGGGTGGTTCATCCTTGCCAGCGAGACGGCGGGCGCGTTTCAATGCGTTGTCCAGCCGCTCGTTAGGTGAGTTACCTAACCCCTTATGATTCTGTAGCATGAACATTATGTCTGATTCAAGCTCGTCAAAATCATCATTCTCCAATCGCAGCTTATCAATATACGATTGATTGGCCGCAATCTCTTTTTGCTGGAAGCCCTGCAGCATGTTTTCTAGCTGCTTAATATGGTTCACCGCCTTGTTCAGGTTGGTTTCCATAGTCTTGTAAGTCTCAGACGTTTGCTGCCCTAAGACCTTTTCTGCCATTTCGGTGAGGCTGACATTGTGGCGCTGCGCAATCGTCGCAATCGCCTGCATTGGATTTGTCCGCATGACCTGATCAAGCTGCGCATAGTCCTCCAGCACCTTGTCTAGCGTCGTGTTGAAACGCTGCGCCAATGGCTCAAAGCGCTCTACGCTCGACCACTTCTCAGCGCCCTCTTTGTGCTTGGCGTAACCCTGTTCGAACTCGCCTTGCATCCGCTCGACCTGGTCGCGAACACTCTGCGGCGTGGTTTCCCAATCGGCCTTAGCTTCTTTGCTCCACTCGCGCGGCGCCTGGCTTGTCGTCTCACTCTCTGCGGCCGATTTTTCTGCAGGCTGGCTTTCTGCCTCTGACGCCTTCGCGGCTTTCTCAGCGGCCTTTTCTGCCTTCTCAGCGCGCTTTTCAGCCTCTTTTACTCTGTCCTCAGATGCCTTGGCACTCTCAGCGGCTTCGGCCTCTTTTGCCGCTTCAGCATTCTTGCGGCGTGTCTCAGCGCCTTTCTTTGCAGCTTCAGAACGCTTTGCGGCTGCATCATCGGCAGGCTCCCCCTCAGATTGTGGTCCTTTGGATGTGTTAGGCGCGTCAGTTTCCTCGCCCGCAAGCTTGTCAGCCGCTTGCTCTGTCTTCGTCTTGACGCGCTCCATTGCCTTAGCAACAGCGTCAGTCGCGCTTGGCGTGCCTTCTGTTGCGCCACCATCCGAGACAGTGCCCGGTTCAATCGTTACGGTTACATCATCAGCCATTAGCAGAAGCCCTTTCTTTGCGTCTAACCTTGCGGGCCTGCTTTTTGGTCAGTGTTGGTTTACGCAGATTGTGCTGCGATGCGGCCCGCTGCAAAGTCGTCTTTACCTCTTTGAAATGCGACTTGCTATCCGTTTTAGCGCGATGCGCACCAGGGTTCTCGTTGCCTACCTCGACATAACCGCGCGCTTGCTGTTCACGGCGCATGGTGCGTTTGCAGGTGTAGATTTTGCCGTCAGCCTGACTTTGCAGGTAATCCACGCTGCCATTGATCACAGACGGCGCGGCGAGGTCAGCCCTGTTATCCGGCACCCACTCGCGGTGATTGTCCGGCCAGTTATCGACATCATGGAAATCGCCGCAGAACTTGCACTGCTTATAGGTCTTGCGGGTCATTATCGCCCCCGTGGATGGCCGCTTTTCTCGCCTAGCTCTTGCAAAATCAGCCGCAGGCTTACGGTTCGCAGCTCTTTACGGTCTTTTGCTGCGGCAACGCTGGGGTGAGCTAAAAGCCGATTTAACCTATCTCTTTCCTCAGCCAAACCATATCCAGGCCGCCCGCGATTCATGTAGTCCACGTCAAGGATTACGCGGCGCACGCCGTCTTCGTTAAGCCCGCTTGCATAGCGTACCCGATCCGGCGCAGAGGCTCCCACATCAGCGGCATCAGTATCACCGTTTGGTTGATCAAGACCGCCTCGTGACGCTTCTTCAGTCGGCTCGACCGTAGCGACTTCACCCGCCTCAACTTTACCGTCCTCGTTGGGAGGTGCCGCCTCTGCTTTTGTTTCCAATTCAACCGGCTCATTGACTTTATCGCTCATTATCGCGCCCCTTGTTTGCCTCTGCAGCCGCTTTGTTGGCCGCGTCTACATGCATTCGTTCTAATTCTCTAGCATGTTTCTCCGCCGCGCGCACGTCTTCTGCGGCGAGGTTCTCCAAGCGGCGCGTATGCTCTGCTTCAGCGCGGGCATCATCAGCTGCGGCCTTGCGCTCTGCGCGCATAACGTCTGCCTCTGCAACCTTGGCCTTGGCCTGCATGTCCGCCATGCGCTTAGCCTCGTTATCCTTGGCCTGTTGTTCGCGCTTGAACTGTTCCTCTTGCGCTTTGCTCTGTTCCTGTGTCGCCTTGGCAGCGGCGTCAGCCTTTTTGGCCTCTGCCTCTGCAGCCTGTGACTTGGCGTCGGCCTCTGCTTGGATCTGCTCAGGCGATGGACCGCCCTGACCCTCTGCAGCGGCTTTTGCCTTAGAGCGCATTTGCTCTACCAACTCGTCAATCGTGCTTTCAAGCTGCCGACCGACACGCCAAGGCGCGGTAGAGAACTGCAATAGCTCACCAATCAGCGGCCCCGCTTCCGGCGCGGCCTCGATCACCGCAGACGCCTGTTGCAGGAATTGCCCCACGGCAGCGGTAAACTGTGTGCGGTTCTCTTTTTCTGCCTGCTCGTCGGCCTGGATCGTGGAATCTGTTTCAATGTCCATTGCGAACGCGTTCAGCTTTTCAGACCGCAGGAACTCTTGCACATCTTCCCACGTTATCTGCTCGTCAAGCTGCGCCTTCAATTGTTCCTTGGACTTGCGAGCCTCTGCAATCGGATCAGGGGGCGGCTGTTGAGGCTGCGGCGACAGGCCTTGCGGACCAGGTGCTGGCGGCTGCGCCTGTTGCTGCATAGCCTGTGCCCGCATGGTTTGCGCGGCTTGCTGCGCCTGTGCGTCGATCATCTTGGATTGTTCAGCGTAGATTTTAGCCAGCTCTGCGTCGCGTGGCAGCTCTACCCGTGTCATGTCGATAAAGGTCTGCAAGTCGAAATTCTCTGCAGCAATCTCTGCGGCAATCTCTATCGCCTCGTGGGCAATACGCACCATCTCTTCTTGCCGCGAGCGAATGCGCACATTGCCGTACTGGGTTTTGAGCTTTTGGGCGCCCAACGTCTCGCTTGCCTGCGTCTGGCCGCGCATAATGTCGCTAATGCCCGTAATCTCGTAAATGTCCTGAATAAGCTGTTGGCGAATCTCAACCATAGCCTGCACAGCCTGGATAACCTCGCCAAGCGGAAGCCACTGCACGAGGTCTTTGCGCCCGTCGATAGCGTTAAGCCCGGTAATCGGCACCAGTATCTTGTCATCATTGCTATCAAGCACACGCTGCAGTGCCGCAGCGACGTTTTCAGCGCCTGCCTCATAGAAGCCCTGCAGCTTGATCTGATCGACAAGATTGTTAATGCGCCGCGTGTAGCGGTTAATCTCTTCAACCTGGTCTGCGTAAAATAGCCAATCCGGCACGCTGGTTAGGGTTTCGGGCTCTTTCGTGCCGTAAGCAGGCTCCGGACATGGCCAGAACGTGCGCAGCTTCAGCTTAGGCGGGCCTTGCTCAAGAATCGTTTCATAGTTCTCTGCAACCCAGATGACCTTTTTCGCGCGCTTGTCCCAGATCTGCCAGACCTTGCACGTCTTCTCTACGTCATAGCCTTCCGGCGTATCATTGTCGCCAGACTCGAATTTAACGTCATCCCAATTGATATGCTGGCCTTTGAAGCGCTTTTTGGCCGCGTCCATCGTAAAGTAACCCGCTCGGGCCACCCATTGCACTAGCTGCCAGTTGGCTTGCGGATCGTGCAGGAAGTTGGAGCGCAGCAAATGCACGAACGGCGCGCACTCGCTACCATAGGCCTCTTTGTCGTGATCGACCCACAAGACGCCGCGGGCAAACAAAGCGAGGTCATCACGGACAAGGCAAAGCTGTTTATGCCCATCTGTCTTGCGCATGTTGGCGATAAGAACGCGCTCAACCACTTCGGACGCCGTGCGGGCCAGCTTGTCGCGCTCCTTGAACGCCGTGGTCACAACCGGGACAGGCGGGCGGGCATAGATGGAAGGCTTGATAACCTCCATGTTCGCCCAGAAGATCTGAAACTCCGGATCGCCTTGCGCCAGGTTGCGCAGATCTTTCAGGTTGGCATAGGCTTTACTTGCCGCGTCGCAAGCCTGGTTCCACTGGACGCCCTGCTTTTCCGCCGCCTCCAACAACGCAAGGTAGGGCTTGGCGTCGTTATTGTCGTCTTTGCGGTCTTCTAGCGGCTTGTCCGCCTGTTCCTGGTTCATCGCTTCAGCCTTTTCCCAAAGTTATTACCCGTTGGCACAGGTGGTAACATTACGCCCCCAGCCAGCGGGTCACGCGGCTGTTGTGTCACCGCTTTTACAGCAAGTGAAGGCTTCCATACAAGGGATAGGTAACGGAAAGCGTCCGCGAGGTGACTTGCCCAGTCGTGAACCTCGTTCTTTTTGAACGTCTTCAAGTCGTTATCCCAGTCGCGGCGGTAGTTCTCTAGCGCAGGGATTCCCACCGCATCGCAGCGCGGATGGAAGACGGCACGCTTCAGGGTCTCACGCGCTGCAGAGATGCCCGCCTGCTTAGACACACCGGGGCAAAGCTCGGGCTTGAACTTGTATTTCAGCATAGCCTGTATGACCGTATCAGCGCCGTCTAGCACCCATTGGCGCTGTTTGGCGTCGTGTGGAACGAAGTCTGTTCCCTCTATCCAGCCATGTGTTTCGCGCTTCTCGTCACAGATCTTGCGGTAATGATCGACGCCCGCGCCGCTATGCGTGTAGCAGTCAAGAATAACCACCTGCCCGGCAACCACCTGGAACCACCAGATTGACGTATCGTCGCTAACGCCAATGTCCCAAGCCCGGTGAACGGGCAAGAGCGGTGCAGCCTCGGCCTCTTCGGTAATGCGCCCTTCGTCGCGCACGTTGCGCAGTTCGATAGCGTAGAACGCACCCATGATAGCCGCGGTAAAGCTGCACTCGTATTCCTGCTCAAACAACGCCGTCCCGAAGTCTTCGCCGTAAATGTCTTTGTACTCTTCAAGCGCCTCGACCAAATCAGCCTTTTTAACGGCGCCAGTCTCGTAAACGTCGAGCTTCTGGCTAAACCAGTTGTCCCGGTGCAGGCCCCTGTCATACATGGTGTAAGCGTGGTTCTGACCGCGCGGCGTGGTAATGAACGTCGCCCAGCCATTATTTTCAACCACCATAGGCCGAATGTAGGCCCACGCTGCAGGGTTAGCCAGAGCCCACTCGGAGAACGTGACGCCGGCCACACCGGAGCCAACCAGGCTGTTATAGCGATCAGAGCCAATAACCTGCCATGACGCGCCATTCTTGAACCGGATTTTCATTTCCTGGTCATTGCGGCTTGCAATCAACTCGCGGGGAAATGCCTCGTCTATCCGGCGCATGCCCGTGTGAGGGTTAACAGCGTCCCAAATGGCCTTACGGGCTTGCGCATACTCGGGGAGACAATGCCAGTAGTTTGCAACGCGCTCGTGAGCTTTAATCGCCGTGCCGTGCAAGCAAACGTCATCCTTACCCGCGCGGCGGTGCCAAATTCCTATAACGCGCTTGCAGTCTTCCTTAATCCACGCGTCCCAGAGTGGGCCTTGGTAGTCACGCGGACGCCACCCAATGTTAGGGAGTTGGATTCTCTGCTTTTGCGCCAGCATCTGAGCCCCTGATTTTGTCGCCAGGGCGCAAGATACGGCTAAGCGCTCGCATCAGCAAGGCGCTCAGTCATTTACATCCTCCGAAGGGCGGAAAATTGGCTGTTCTGCCTTGGCGGTGAGTAGGGCGCGCACTTGGATGCCGTCATCTGTGAGAAACCAGCAGCGGCCTATCCAGCCGATGAATTTGCGTTCTGCGAGCCCGCGATCTTTGAGGGCGTGCAGCGACATGGCTGGCCGTGTCGGGAGCATCCAGCGGCCTACAATGGCGCTCCAGGCTTTGTGCTGGCGAGGATCGTAATAGAACCCAACGGGGCGCGGCTCGCACTTCGACGCTCGAAGTAGCATCTCGGTCATTTTGGGCGAGAGACGATACGTTGCGAGATCACCACACTCTGCCTGCTTTAGGCGTTCGATGAGATTAGTCATTGGAATGCACCTTTTCTTGTGTAAGATTGCGCCGCAGATTGAAGCGCAACGAGCGGATCAATCGGGAGAACTTTGCAAATCTCCCACACGAACTTTGTCGAACAATTGGTGCGGCCCTGCTCAACCTCCCAGAGATGGGCCTTTGAGCTTTTCATGGCATCCGCCACAGCCTGCAAAGACATGCCACTTTTTTTGCGCGCATCTTTGATCAGTGACCCAAAATCCGGTGACGCCTCGTCGCGATCATCAGGCGTCAAGGATGCCATCAGAATACCAAGGGCTTTTCGGACTTGCGGTTCGTTAACGCCCATCACCCTTCCCCCTCTTCACCAGTTGCCTCTATGAGATTAGTCATTGGCCGGTCTCCTGCAGCCGCCACGATGGGAGAAACGCGCGCATGTCACGCCGGGCCTGCAAGACCGAGCGACGTGCTCGGTAGATGCGGATTTCCTCAAGTTCATTCTTTGACTCCAGTTGCTCGATCCGGCTCTCAATGTTGGCCAACAATCGGTCGATCTCATCGAACTCCGATGCACGTTTAGTGAGCGCTCGCATCAAGACTCTCCCGTTAGCTGAGAGGCAGTGCGGTCTTCACCAGTTGCCTCTATGAGATTGGCGGCGAGGACTTTGCGGGCATTGGCTAGGCGAACAGCGTTCTTTTTGCCATTTTCAATGTGCTGCGTTTGGAGTCGTTCGTTCTCCCCCCGCAACCGTGTCACCTCATCCCGTAGGGCAGGCCAAGCGTTGACGAGGGCGACTATGAAGGCGGCATTGGCGTCACCTTGGGCACCAGTTGGAATGCTGTACTGGCTCCAGTGAAATGACCCAAAATTCTTGCGGCCCTTCAGCGACCCGATAATGGTGTAATCGCCGTCACTGTCGTCAGGCCCATAAATCACGCCGTTTGCAACGTGTTCATCCTCTGATCGTTCTCGCCACGGCGTTGAAGTCGCAGCCTCTGCCAGCCGTTGTATCTGCTCTAGTGTTTCTGGGGGGAGGAGGTTAGTCATTGAGGAAGCGCTCCATGTAATGTTCGGCATTGTGGGCGATCAGAATGAAGCGGTGTGAGCCGTCCTCATTCTCTGATAGGAAGGCTTTTTCCGTGCCCGACAGTTGGCGCGTGAACATGTTGTATTCGCTTTGCTGAATGTGATCTTTGTACATCACGTCGAGCCGGTCAGTGATCGTGTTGAAAGCCGTGCCGACAACGACATAGGTGTTGCTGGTCTTGGTGTGCTTCCAAATCTGATCTTTGATTGGCGCTGGTCTTCCGTCGATCGTCTGCATCTCTCGTTCTCTCTCTGCCTTGTTTGGTTAGTCGGCCCACTGCCCGAGACCCTCTGAACTGAAAGGGTGGGCGTCTTCCATGTCGCGGGCGGTGTCATCGTCCCAAGGGTCGCGGCCAGCAAAGCCCCTAGGGTTGACTCGGTTCCAGTAACGATCTTTGCATCGGCTGTTGCAGAACTTCTTGTTCGGATGGCCCTGAATCGACTTGTTGCAGTTCGGACATTTTCGCTTGCTCATATCGTTCTCTCTCTGCCTTGCTTGGTTAGTCGGGCTGTCACCAGTTTCCGCCAGCGGTTTCGGATTCGCCCCATGTGCAGGGGCCACAAAGCCCGGTAGCGTTCACGACAGGCTTGGCGTCACAGACCTCGCATTCGCGCGTCCAGTCGCAGGCAAAAGCCTCTTCGTTGGTCAGGTCTTCCGGACGTTTATTGGTCCGCTCGGATTTCTTTCGAATGTGAATGCGCTCTGTCACTTTCTCTCTCCTTCCCTATTCGGGTCTGCTGGCGAGGGTGCGCAGCTCGTCTTTGAACACCGCAAGAACCTCGTTCAGACCCTCGATACGGGCCACCTCTTTCGCCTGTTCAGCGGCGTAGTATTCGATCTTCCTGATAGTCTCGTCATACTGTTCAGAGCGCCACTCTGCGGGGCTAAGCGGCTCAACAGGAGCCGGTTCATAACTGCAATCAAAGTCTATGCTTTTCTGAAGTTGTTCAATTGCAAAATCCCGAGTTGAAACCATGACGGGGTGCGCGGGATTCCATGCACGCACCTTTTCCAACATCTCATTGTAACGTGCGAGCTGAGCGGCGTTTTGCTCGATGCGCCCTTTGCGATACTTGCTTTCCTCTGCATAATAGGCGGCACAAGCCTGTTCTAATTCGTCATCCGTGTAAGCGCTCAGCTCTTCTTTGCGGGCGCGAAGCTCTGCGAGTCGCTTTGTATAATGCGGTGATGGCTCCCATTGATCCGGCAAAGGAGCGTCCCAAGGGTCATCTCGCATCCGCACGAGAAAACCCATTCCGCGCCCGCAATGTTGGATGAAATCGGCGACGGACTGCTTACCGTCTGCGAGTGTTGATGTGTAACCTGTTGGCATCTCTATCTTCCTTGTCTTGGAGTTGGCACCCACACAGCCGCGATAAGCAGCCATGCGAGGCAAAGGACCACGAAAATAAAGGATAACATGTGAAGCCCTTTCTTGCACCACCTCTAGTCCCAAGGCGGCACAGTGTCAAGCCTATTTTTTGATCTCAACAACAATGTCGCCAGTGTGCGCAACGTCGAGCTTGTCACCGTATTTGGAGGGGGCCAGCTTAGCTAGGTACTTCCAGCGCGTATCAATCTTAAGCCGTGCTTTAGCAATTGCGTTCTTGTCCTCTTCGACATTATCCGCAATTTCCACCACTTCCTCGAAAATAGAGTCAGCTCGCCCCTCGCGTGCGCGCGCGTAACGCTTCAGGCGCTCGCCTTTTTCATCGTCTCCCCGCAACCAGTTATGAAACGTAGCCTCGGAACACGTGTCTTTCTTTGCGCAAGCCTGTTTGACAGAAAGTCCGTCAGTCATAAGCTTTAACACCAAGTCTATTTTTTTTTGCGTATCTGCGCTAATCTTTTTGGACATGCCCGCCCCTACACTACCGCTACTAGAATCCAAACGGCATTAGTGCCTAGAACGCCTGCCCACAGTCCGAGCCATATACCCTGCGTATAAGCAAGCTTGCGCTCTGCCTTCAGGGCTTTAGCGCGGTCATCGAGCATTCTTGCGGGGTTACGGTGCATCATGGTCATGCGGGACTTCCAGCCTGTTTTTGCCTATTCGCGCCATTGCGTCGGCGTGTCTTTGGCTTGTGAGCGTTTGGTATAGCACTTTTCTCGCTGTCTTGCGCGGGTCTTTGGCAATCGCCCTGAATTGCTTCAACGCCCTTTGCTTTGAGACATTGTAGCGCCTGCGCGATATGAACCATTTCGCCAATGCGGTTATCTGCGTAATCATCGGACACATGGTCATGGACGCGCAGCCTTTTGTAAATGGTTTTGCGATGGGAAGCCTCGCGCTCTGCGGCCCGGATTAGGTCATCCAGCAAAACGTTCATGCGTCTTCTTCCATTGCAGCCAATCCACCTTGCTTGCTTTTTCTGATTTGAGAATCTTTTTGCACCGGGGACAAACCGTCCGCCTTGCGCATTTCGTTTCCTGAAACGGAGGATCTTGCCAAATCTCGTAATAAACATCGTAGCCATGCCCGAATAAGAAACACTTGGCTTTTTCGATTGTGTTAGTCATTGGCGGGCTCCTCGGAAATCATTTCCTTTAAGTGAAAGCCGCGCTCACGTATGTCATCGAATACCCGAGTCGGCGCGCTGAATGAGTTGATTGCTTCCTGCGGATCAATGATGGGATCTGACAGGACTTTCTTGCACCGCTTGCAAACGGTGAGAGTCACCGTCCCGCGCCCGACAACGCCGCCATACCACGACGAAGGAACCTCTTGAGTGTAAGCTCGATAAACGCGAACAACTCGGTTATGCCCAAGGCGCTCGCATTTCTTTTTCGCTGATTGGAACCATTTGAGCATCACTCCACCCCTCCCGCAGCCAGGAAGATTCCGACTGCCGCCAGCACCCACGGCCCATAGGCCATGAACGCCACGAGCCACGGATTATGCCGCTTTGTATTTAACATCTTCACCATTTTCAGCCCCTACCTGGTTAAGGAAATCAGCCCCACGCTGCGTTAAATAGTATACTTCCTGGTTAAAGCCTGTCGAGGCTTCGCGCTTGCCGTCCGCTCTGATCAGGCCGGCGGTTTTCAGGACGTTTAGCCGCCCAGAAGCGGTTTGGTTGAGCATGCCAGTAAACTTGCAAAGCTGTTCACGGGTAACGCCAGACCGACGAGCAACACAGTATAGCGCTATCATGCCGTTAGTCTTCGCCTTCGGGCGCCACTTGTCCGCAGCCTCCGCACTGGTCGCGCTTGTCTTCTGGTGAGGCACCGCGAACAGATCCGGTTGCAGGTGGCTTTCTGCGGCATTGCACAGGGCGCGCAATACGTCCGCATTCACCTCGACAAAAACCGCGGCGCCAGACACGCCCCGCATCTCACCGCGAATTGCGTCTATCTCTTTGAGTAGGTCCATCAAACCGCTCCCAGCTTTTTCTCAAGCTCCGCAATATGCGCCAGCGCTTCAGCCACAGCCTCGCGGGCTTCGCGAATCATTTCGTCATCACGCTCAACCCGGACAATCTTTGCCTGCAGGTGCACAGGCAAGCGCGGGTCAAAACACATGAAGTCGCACCAATCACGGGCCGTGCAATCAAGCTGCCATTGGATCTGCCAAGGGTAATTGGCCCCGAGGTTTTCAATGCTGCCATCCAGCAGAAAGCTAATGTGGTTGCGCGTAATCGGGCATTTGACCTCTAACAGGCCGTCCTTGCCAACCAATCGATCAGGGGATGCGCCGGACATTTCAAGGCTTGGATGATCCACAAAGTCGCTAAACGCGCACTCTACGCCCTTTTCAAACTCGTAATAGGCAACCGCGTTAGCTTCCTGATCAAGCCCCCACTGCATAGGCGCGCTTACGAAATGCTCTGTTGCTTGCCTCGCAAGGCGTTCTGTCAGAACCTCATAAACGTAGTTTTCCCAAGTCTGATAAGGCTTGCCGTTCTTCATGCGCCGCGCAATGTCGCCAATGCGAGACGCGGTTATCTTGCCAGATCTTTTTTTGATCCAAGCCGGTTTATCCTGAGGATTAAGCACGACAACAGCCCTCCAACTTACCCCGCTTTAGCCGCATGTGAGCCGCGCCGCTGGTTAGGCCAATTGCTTCAGCCCAATCTATTAAAGCAAAAATCCCATAAGGAGTGCCCACATAAGTAAAGTCCTTGCGGTTTCGCATTTGCTGCGCAGGTGTTGCCCACCGCACATTACCCGGGTCATAGTTGCCGTTTGGGTTTATCCGGTCCAAGGACATTTCTGGCGACGGCTTTAGCCCCATATCTTCTATGAACAGCGCAAAATCATTCCATCGCGCACAAATTTTGATGCCTTTAGCGCCCCATCCGGCGTAGTCCTTATGCCGTTTGCTCAAACACCTTCGCCGCATTGCTTGCCAGTGACCATATTCGGGCATGTATCTTCCCCCGTGACTCTTTGCTGGAGCGGGCAAGCCCGTCTTACAACCACACGTTTTTCGAACACCCGAATCAACTCTTCCTTTTGGAGCCTTAAAGCATTGGCCGCACCGACACTCAAACACAGATAGCCGCCGCCCCTCTGCTGTTTTCTCCGAAGTTTCACAAACAAACTTAGGCGCAATCCAGGCGTCGCGGTCTTGCGGGTTAGTTGCTGTCATTTGTTGCCCCCCGTCAAAATCATGTCGTTTTCTATAAAGTATTTGTTCACAGCAGCTTCGCACGCTTCCTCTTCGCCCTTCTTGTCATACAGCCCGCCCAAATTGCTGCACGCATAAAGGCACTGGCCCAAAATTTCGCTAGGCGTGTCGCGTAGGGAAAGCCGCGCGCTCGCTTCGCGCTCCCCTCTGACCATACAAACGCGCCCCACGAGTGTTGCGCGTTCTTTTTCTTCCCCGTAAGTGGGTTTTTGCTCTCCCAGCAAAGCAAGCGCCGCCACAAGCGCCGCCCCAACACAAGCGCCGCCGAGCGCAATTGGAAAAACGGCTGATTTTGAAATTGTATCCGCCATCAGCTCGCCCCCAGCTTCTGCGCCCACTGCGCAAGTGTTTCCTGCATCTTCCCAAACGATTCCACAGGCACGTTTTCCAGCTCACTCGCAACGGTCACGCCATTCTTGCCCATATAGGTTAAGAATGCCTCTTCCTTGCGGTCCAGCTTTGTCAAAAGCGTGCGGATGGTCTTGACGTTATCAGGCGTCAGAACGTCGCCGGAAAGCTCCGTCTGACCGTCATTGTCTTCCCCGCCTGTCTGGATGCCAAGTATATTGCAGAGGGTGTAACGCTTGCCATAGGCCACAGTAGAACCTCGGGCTTGCACGTTGTTTTTGCTGCCTGATGTATCAAGGGGCAATCGAATGGTATCAGCGTCGCTATGGCCGTTTCGGTGCGAGAGGATACAAGAAACCGCAATCGCGCTTTCCAGATCTTCGACCTTGAATCTGACGCTAAATCCATGCTCACCCAATACGGGACGAACAGCGGCCTGTATGTCTTCGAGCTTGGCGTATCGTGCATTTTGGTGCCCCTCTCCGGCTTTCGCAACCGCTGGCAGCTTAGGCTGCATTTCTGCAAAAGCCGCCTCATACTCGCGGCGAAACTCGTCGTTTCGTTCATCGCGCGCCATCAAGCGCAATTGCTCGATCATCTCGACCGGCATACCAGCAAACGCCGCACGCTCCACGATAGATGCCTCTTCAGGCAGGTGCGCGGTCAAGTCCCGCTTTGGTGCCTCAACCGGCAATGTCTCTTGTTCCAATTCAGTCTCCGTTTCTTTAGTCATCTTGTTTATTTCGCTCCCCATTCAAGGCAATCTGAGCGGGCGCGAGAATCTGGTAAATGTTCGCCAAAACCTCATTTGCGCTAGCGTCCCGCCCCCAGAAATTTACATAGTCGCCGTTAGCGTATGCGTTCATGTGCAAAAATGCAGACTGTAGAGCGTTTTCTACAGTTTTAATTTCGTCGCTAGTCATCATAAACCCCGCTTTCCTCTATCGCCCATGTCAGGTCGCTTTCGCGGTCGCTCCACGCCTGGTCTTCGTCTTCAAGCTCACTAATCTGCGCAAACAGGTCATTAATCCGAACGCGCAGTTTCTTACGGCGTGCCTGTATGCGTCGAATGCGGTTCTCTTTGTGAAACACCCGCAGAACGTCCAACGGGCTAACCTTACGTGTCACGCTCATGCGAAATGTTCCTCTTGCCATGCTTCAACATCTGCCGACTCAGCAAATGTTTCCCACTCTTCCGCGCAATACTCACAGACAAGCTCGTCATTCACTTCAAACGCTTCTATCAGGTCATTGTTGCGGTAATGGTCGCAGCGGGTGCAAACAAAAATACTCATCGGTTAGTCTCCTTTCGTTCTGTACTGGCACAGCTCGCCGTATGCGTCAAGTGCCGATTTGGCGCTAATGTATTGACAAGAACGCCGCGTTCTGTGCATAGCAGGATAAAGCTAAAAAAGGGTTTTGTTACATGACATTGAATGAATGGCTTGAAGATAAGGGCTGGAGCGACATGCAAGCCGCAAAGTATTTCGGCATCAGTCGTCCCGTTATCAATCGAATCAAGAACGGCGTGCGCTCGCCTACTTTTGATCATGCGTTTCGCATCTGGATCGGAACAAATGGCCGCGTTGGCTTCATGGGATGGGCAAGCCAGGAACATGCTGACGAACTCGCCTGCGAGATTAAGGGGCGTAAATAATGCAAGCGGGGCTAATTCATCATTTCAACGTAGAAATTGCGTGCGAGGTTGGCGTTAATGCCGCTGTCGTCGCGGCCAACATTCAACACTGGTGCGCGAAGAACGAGGCTAACGAAAGCGAGCGTCATTTCCACAATGATCGTTATTGGACATTCAACAGCATAAGCGCTTTCGAAAAGCTGTTTCCTTACCTCACCATCAAGCAGATCAGAACCGCGCTCGACAAGCTGGAAGCGGCTGAAATCATCGTTTCCGGGCGCTTCAACAAAGACACCCGAGATCGTACAAAGTGGTATAGTTACAATGGGATAGAGCAAAGGGTAATGCATTTGCCCTTGAGGGCAGATGGCATTTGCCCCTCAGGGCAATTGTCATTTGCCCCTCAGGGCAGACCATTACCAGATAATAAACCAGATAATAAACCAAATAAAAACCTTAGCGCGCCTGCGGGCGCGAGCTTGCCCAATGAGGGGGCAGCTCGCTTGCAGGCGCTTTTGGGAGAGAACTGCACCGGCAATCCTGTGTTGGGAAATGCGCTCCAGACTCTATCGGAAGAGGCGGAAGCCTTCGACGGCAGACGTATTTTAATTAAATCCCGGTTTATGGCGGATCGGGTAACCGAGGCGTTGAGGCACATTCTGAAAGAAAAAAATCTCGTGGTCACGACGAACCCGGCTGACATGCAACTTGAAGAGGTTGAGGGATGAACAAAACCGAACGCAACCGCCAGATCATCGAACTGCGAGACAAGGGCCACACCTTCGCAGAGATTGCCCGCAAGCTTAAAACCACCAAAGGCACTGTTGCCGGGGTCTGCGCCAGGAATGGCAGAACTAACCCAAGCGCAACGGAGCTGCCCGCAACGACGCACCTGGACATTTTCAAACGCTGCGCCCGAGGCGAATCTTACGTCAGCGTGGCGAAGCTTTACGGTATCACGCGCAACCGTGTGGGCGGGATCTACCACCGCCACCCGCTAGCGATTGAGGCGGACAATCTGGATCTTGAGATCTGCGACCTGCTCGACAAGGGGTTTGATAACCACCAGATTTGCCACCTGTTAACCGTTTCGCGCAATCAAGTGAGCGCCATGCGAAACGCATTGGAAAAAACCAGTTGACACTTTGTGCCATTATGGGGCATAGGTGTTTCACCAATTACGGTACGGAGACTAAATTATGGATTCACAATCAATCAAAGACGCTTTGGCGCAAGCGCGCGCTAGACTAGGCGCGCTTGCCGCAGAGCATAACGAGCTTGCAGAGCTTTTGGGCTCACCCGCAATCGGCGCGGCGTCATCGCCTGCCACTCAATACCCAATCGGCGACAAAGTAATTATTCGAGCGCGTGACGCGGGTGTTCACTTCGGAACGCTCCAAAGCGTCGATGGGCGCACGGTTCAACTGACCAACTCCCGCCGTATGTGGCGCTGGTGGTCTGCTGGCAAAGAGATCAGTCTGTCAGGCGTTGCGCGTCACGGGCTCGCTAATCGTAAAGAGGTTCGGATCGCTGGCGAGGTTGCTGAACTTTCAATCCTCGACGCCTGCGAAATCATCGCAATGACGGACACAGCGATTGCCTCGCTTGAAAATGTTGAGGTCGCAAGTGCCCGATAGCATCCAGCTCTTTGATGATGGTCCGACGGCGGAGACGTTCGACGGCAACGGCTACGGCTACGGCTACGGCGACGGCGACGGCTACGGCTACGGCGACGGCGACGGCAACGGCAACGGCAACGGCGACGGCGACGGCGACGGCTACGGCTACGGCGACGGCGACGGCAACGGCAACGGCAACGGCGACGGCGACGGCTACGGCTACGGCTACGGCAACGGCTACGGCTACGGCTACGGCTACGGCTACGGCGACGGCTACGGCTACGGCTACGGCAACGGCGACGGCTACGGCTACGGCTACGGCAACGGCGACGGCTACGGCTACGGCGACGGCTACGGCTGAAATTAATTAACCAGGAGACTAAATTATGAATTTGAACCTCACTGCAACAAACAAGATCACGGAAAGCGAGGCCCGCGCGGCCTACACGAAAGCGCTTTCTGCTTTCGATGCCCAGGCCCGCAACTGCGAGTCACTGGCCGAAGAACTCGAAGAAGAACAGAACTTGCTTAACAAGCTCAAAGGCGAGCTGGACGCGGCGCAGCTTACGTTTATTCAATCGGTTGAACGCACCGTGTTCGAGCCGAAAACCAAAGACGACGATGCTAAATCGAAAATGGAAAGCCGCACGGTGAGCAAGATCCTTGGCCGCACGAAAGACGCGCCAAGCGGTTTTGATGGCGCTGCGGACCGCTTCAAAGCAAATGATGAAGACGCCAAAGAAGGCGCTCAGATTCTGGCTAACACGCTGCTTCCTGCGCGAAAGACCCCGAAGCCGCACAGCGAAGAAACGGCACCGCCTGCCGTTGAGGCGACTGACGCGCCTGCAATGTTCTCTGCCAGCGGCACCCGCCCAGAGGTTGCCCCAGATGCGCCCGCTTATGCAGGCACGGACGTGACAGAGGCAGACCGCGACGAGGACGCGCTTGCAATTCCGACACCGGGCCAGCGCCGTGCAGAAAACATTTCTGAACTGTCGCCAGAGCGCGCAGAAGCCGCCTCAGATGTACTCAAAGCCGTCGATAACATTTTGAACGACGACTAAACCAGTTTGCAGGGCGGGGCCGGGTCCTGGATCGTTCCTCCGACGATTAGAGCGGCAAGCCAAAAACCCGCCCTGCAATCCTTGAAAGGGCTTTATGATGACTGATACCAATAGAGAGACTATCGCGCGGGCGATTACGTCCGTGATTGCCGGGGCAGAAGAAAAGCGCGCTCGCGGTGAGCTAGTCGGCCCCGCCACAGAGGCGCACATTGCCGACGCGTACGCCACCGCTGATCGGATTATCGCCGCCCTTCCAGGCGCGCCCGAGGGCGGGGAGGTGGCAGACGCAGTCGACGTGAGCAAACTGCTAGATGAGTTGAAGCGAGAAACGCCCCTTGGTTATTCGGAGGGCGGGACGTTCAACAAGGGCTTCAACGAAGCGCTGCGGGTATTGAGGCGGAGACTTCCGGATCACATTCAGGAAGCTGTCCTCGCAGACCTCTCCGCCACCCCCGCACCCAACACAAGCGGTCTGGTGGAGATTGATGAAACTCGCCTGCGTGATGCCGCATGGGATGGCGTCGTGGCAATGTTCATTAAGCGCTGGCCTGATGAGAGGCCATCCGCTCCCTCTATCCGCGAAGACCTTGAAAGCGTTTACGATCAATGTGGCACGTGGGGTGAGGAGTTATTCTGTGCAGAGATCGCAATTCGTTCATACGTCAATGGGCTCCGCACCGCTCTAGGCGGTGGGTGGCGGCCAATCGCTGAGTACGACAAAACACCCGATAGCATAGGGCTGACCGAGACCGTAATTTTAGGGTTTGCGCCCGACGAAACCGGCGAGACGTTGCCTAGCACAGCAGGATACTGGCGACAGGCGGCATGGAAAGGGTGCGCCCCGTGCTTCGTAAGCTGTATCGATCCAGACACGCCGCATGAGCCAGCGCAGCCAACGCATTTTATGCCCCTTCCGCTCCCACCCCAGACTCTTGAAGGGTCAGACTGATGCAGGCCGCTGCCATTGTTGGATTGCTCGCACTCTCCACCGCGATTGTCCTTATGTTCGTTCCCATTGTTCCCGTCCGGAAGCGCCGAAACAAACCCGCAGACGGTATGGCAATCACCCCGGAAGTGGAAAAAGCTCGCCAAAATCTTAAAAAGGCGGTAACACAGCACCAGGATGGACGGGGCTAGGTATGTTTTTTCCTTACATCATGGTTGCGGGCATCCTTGTTCTAAGCCTGTCGAACAGGCGCAATAAGGAAAATTAGTTATGGGCGTTATCGATCCAGAGTTTAAAAACAGCATTCAGCGCAACCTTAAAGGGCCAGTGAATTTCATTTGGGCGCTGTTCATCGCCGCGGTATTGTTTGGACTTGCCGCAAAGTTTCTATGGTCAGGCTATCCGCCAGCCATTTCGTTTCTTGAGCCATGGTTTGAGCTGGTCGGCATTGTCGTCTTGCTTGGCGGTGCGTTCCTGATCGCGGACAAGCACCCTTTGGTGAGGGGCTGATATGGGCGCAGAGTTAAGGGCTTTAGAATACCTGCGCGGCGTTCGCGTAAACGGTAATTCAACTAATACCGCCCTTGGCTCTGCGGGTGTCTTTACGGGCGCATGGACGGTTAATAACTATCCGCACATCGCCTTTAACTGCAAAGCAGACCAAGACGGCACAGTGACCATCAAATTCGGGATCGTCAAAGACGGTGTTAATCCACAAGGGCCGTTAACGGATTCAGATATAGTCGAGACATTCAGCGGAGACACCGCCGTCAAAGCTAATGTCCCCTATTTTCGCTCTTTGGTTAATGTCCCCGGACGCGCCTTTCGGATTGACTACACCAACGGGGCAAGCGCTCAAACAGAGTTTGCATTGCTAACGGGCTGCGGGCCTAACCTCTTCCCAGCGTCCGGGTCGGATGACAACGAAATTCTAACCACGGTGACGGAGCGCGAGCGCAGTGTTTTTGCTGCGGTTTCGTCAGGGGACATTACGGCTACCGCTTATGTAGGCTTTATTGACCTCTCAAATACCAGCGATTTGCCGCACAGCCGGGACGGCCGCATAGATCTTTGCGCGGTTTACTTTAGTGTAGACCGTAATTCAACAGCGACGGGCGCTGTTCAGCTTGGTGTTATCACCCGCATTGACGGCACTGATTGCGACATAGAATACGTGCAGGGGATTGACTTTGAAAAGTCTGATGACCGCTTTTTGACGCGCGATCGGATTTTTAGCCCCAACCAACTTAAATGCGGGGTTTCAGGCGGGACGCTTAACAAGGTTGCGTCGCAATTCACCGAAACAGGCGTAACGTCTGTTAATACAGGCGGGACGCTCACGGATGCAGGCGGCAACACGTTCACGCCAGCAGTGGGCGATTTGGTCGTAAAATACACCCGATCCGCAGGCACTTATAGCGCCGCAGTTTCATGTTTTTACCACGGCG